CTCTGATCCGATTTTTGTATTCATAAAACAAGAACCCCATAAGCAGTCTAAAGTCGATAAGAAGTCATGGAGATTGATATCTGGTGTCGGTTTAACCGATACTATGATTGATGCTATTCTTTATGGCAATTGGCTCGATTCGATGATTGCGAAACATCGAGAGATACCGTCGAAAGCGGGTTGGGCACCTAGTGGAGGTGGGTTCGCATGGCTAGCGAAGAGTTTTCGGGATAAAACTCCGATTTCTATTGATAAGTCGTCTTGGGATTGGACGGTTGGACCTTGGCATATTATGCTTTTGGAAAAACTGTTGCCTAGGATGATTTTTTGTAAGGATGAAGAGTGGTGTTCCGTTTTTAAGAATCGTTTCTTCTCGTGCTTTGGTGCGGGTGGTCCGGTTTTTAAACCTTCGTGTGGCTGTGAGTTCAATCAGCTTGTTGATGGAATTATGAAATCGGGAATGTTGGGAACGATCGGGTTTAATTCGATCTGGCAGGTTGCTATTCATTTGGCTGCCGGCGGGTCGGAGGATGATCTGATTTTTAGTTTGGGTGATGATACGGTTCAAGAAAAACCGCGTGATGTGTCTACTTATATACAGAATTTGACGGGTCTTGGTTGTATTATTAAGGAATATGACCTTGGCTTTCCGATTATTTTTGGTGGACATGTCATAACGGAAAATTCGTGTGTCCCTGCTTATAGAGCTAAGCATATGTATTTACTTAAATATTTAGAAGAAAATGTGGGTGTAGAAACTCTTGATTCTTATAGACATTTGTACGCTTTGGATAGTGAAGTTTCGATTTTTCTGGAAAAGCTCATGTTGAGGAAGTATGGTCCTTCCGACATGTTATCTCAAGAATATCTGAGAGAGTGGTATCTGGCAATGGATTAAATCATTGTCGCCCGGAGGTGAGGCAAGAATAACATCGGGCTCTAAACTGGAGATTTGGTGCGTGCTTAGGGCCGGTCGCGTCAAACCAATGGCCCCGGAATCTCCGGGGCCACTGAGACTCCAGCAATACCGGTTGGATTACCTTTCAATCGGCCAGCGGCGGGGTCGGTTGATC